AGCTAATACTGGTGGTGGTGGTGGCGGTAGATTAAACTGCGGTACTAATGCTAATGGTGGTTCAGGAATAGTTTTAATAAGGTATAGGGTAGCATAATAACATGGCTCATTTTGCAAAAATTTCAGAAACAAATGAAGTACTAACAGTTTTAACTTTAGATAATGATGATATGACAAACTCTGAAGGAGTTGAAGCAGAATCAATAGGACAAGCTTATTTAGAACAACACAATAATTGGCCTGCAAATTTATGGATTCAAACTTCATATAATACAATAGATAATACTCACGTCAAAGGTGGTACACCTTTTAGAGGAAATTATGCATCAATTGGTTATGAATGGGATCAAACAAATAATATTTTTTGGCCTCACAAACCACATCAATCTTGGGTAAAAAATATACCAACTGCTTCTTGGAAATCACCTATTGGAGATGCACCAGAATTAACAGCAGAACAAACGGCAGATGTATCTAATAGATATAATTATCTTTGGAATGAAACAAATCAATCTTGGGATTTAGATATTAATCCTGTATCTTCTTAATACTTGACAATATAAAAAAAAAATAATACCCTACATTTAGGTATGCAGAAGAAAGTATTAACGGAACAGTCTATATATTATGGCGATGTGTCAATGCCAAAAAACTGGGAGATAGATCCTACTGATCTAGCCCATAATATTTTACATTGGAATTTAACTGACGAAGAATTTTACTTTTCAAAAACTTTTGATAAATTAAATTGTTATATAAAAGAACATATAAATTTAAAATATAAATTAAATTTAATTAATAAAGAAACATGGGGAGATGTATATGCACCTCAAAAATCAAGTGCACCACTTTTAAACGTAGATCCTGTAGATTTTAAAAACTCACCAGATTATGTTTTACTTTATGGGGTTAAAATTAGTGACTGTAATGTTCGTATTTATTATGACGATAATAGACGTAAAGGAAGAAGTTGGGATATAGAACTTAAACAGAATATGTTTATTATGTTTCCCTCTACAAATATGTACTACATAACAAACAAACAAAAAGATAATTTAAATTTTATTCAAACAATTACCTATGAATCTATCTAATTATTATTGGTATTTTAAGTCAGCACTTACACCTAGATTTTGTGATGATGTTATTAAACATGGATTAGCTAAAACAGAACAAGTAGCTCTAACGGGAGGTTATGTTAATAAAAAATTAAACAGAGATGATATAATAAATTTAAAGAAAAAAAGAAATTCAGATATTACTTGGTTAGATGATAATTGGATTTATAAAGAAATACACCCATACATACAAAAGGCAAACAAATCAGCTGGTTGGAATTATAATTGGGATAGAAGTGAACCGTGTCAGTTTACAAAATATAAACTTAATCAATACTATGATTGGCATTGTGATTCTTGGCACAAACCTTATGAAGAAGAAGGACCAACCAAAGGTAAGATTAGAAAATTATCTGTTACTTGTCAATTAACAGACGGCTCCCAATATAAAGGAGGAGAATTAGAATTTGATTATAGAAACTACGATCCGCATATGAGAGATGAAAATAATCATTTAATAAAAGCAAAGGAAATATTACCTAAAGGTTCTATTATTGTATTTCCTTCTTTTATTTGGCATAGGGTTAAACCAGTAACAAAAGGAACAAGATATTCTTTAGTTCTTTGGAATTTAGGATATCCATTTAAATAATATGAATATATACGAATATTTTAAAACACCTATTTGGTCAGAACAAAAACCTGATTTTTTAAAATCTTTAAATAAAGCTACAAATAAATATATTAAAGAAGCTAGAACTAAAGATAAAAAAATAATAAAAGCTACAAAAGATTTTGGTACTTCACACCATTCAACACCATTAACTTTAGATAATGATTTTATAGATTTTAGAAATTATGTTGGAGAAAAATCTTATCAATTTTTAGATAGTCATGGGTATGACATGAAAGAATATCAAACTATGTTTAGTGAAATGTGGGTGCAAGAATTTAGTAAAAATGGTGGTGGTCAGCATTCAGCACACGTGCATTGGAATCAACATGTATCAGGATTTTATTTTTTAAAGTGTAGTGATAAAACATCTTTTCCAGTTTTTCATGAACCAAGAACCGGAGCTAGAGCTACTAAATTAAAAATGAAACAAGGAATAAAAGGAATTGAAGATGGTACAGAACTTATACATTTTAAACCTCAACCAGGGACACTAATTATTTTTCCAGGTTATCTCGAGCATGAATTTGTTGTAGATCATGGTATAGAACCTTTTAGATTTATACATTGGAATATTCAAGCTGTGCCAAAAGAAATGGCTAAAGATGTTACCTAAATTATTTAATTTTAAAAGTCCTCCTAAAAACAATTTTTTTGCCCCTGAGTGGGATTACTACATAGCAGAAAAAAATATTGACATTGACTGTAAAGCTTTAAGTATTTTTTTAAAAAGTAAGAAAAAAGAAATTTTAAAATTAAAACCAAAAACAGATGGTTACACGGGACTTGGAAAAAACTCTATTACAGCTAGACATCATGTATTTAATATTTTTACTTTTAAGCACAAAGAATTAGATAAACTTAAAAAAGAAATTATAAAATTTAATAAACAATTAACTAAACATTTTTCCTTAGATTATAATAAACTATATATTAAAGGCTGGTATAATATTTTAAAAAAAGGACAAAGTATTAAAGCCCATTCACACAATTTAACACCTGATTCATATCTAGGTGGTCATTTTTGTTTACAATGTAAAGACACATCTACTTACTACATAAACCCCATAAATCAACTTAATGACCCTGAAGTATATAAAAGTAAAAATATAAATGGTAAATTAAGTTTGTTTCAAAACTGTATTCCTCACTACACAGATACTTGTAGTAGCGAAAGAATTACAATAGCTTTTGATTTAGACCTAATTAATAATAACACTAATCAAATTAAATTATAATATGTCTTTTAAAAAAAATAAATATATAGTTATAAAACAAGCAATTAATAAAGACTTAGCTTTATTTTTATACAATTATTTTCATATGAAAAAAAAAGTGTTAGATACTTGTCTTAGTTCAAGATACATATCTCCCTTTGAAACGTTATTGGGTAAATATGAAGGAGCTAATGGTCAAATCCCACACACCTATTCAAACTATTCTGATATAGCTATGGAAACTTTAATGTTAAAGTGTCAACCTATTATGGAAAAAACTACAAAATTAAAACTATATCCAGCTTATACTTATGCAAGGATTTATAAAAAAAATGATATTCTTAAAAGACATAAAGATAGATTTAGTTGTGAAATTTCTACGACTATGAATTTAGGTGGTGATGACTGGCCTATTTATTTAGAACCGTCTGGAGAAACAAATAAAAAAGGAATTAAGATAGATTTAAAACCAGGAGATATGTTAGTTTATTCTGGCTGTGAGCTAGAACATTGGCGAAATAAATTTAAAGGCAAAGACTGTGTCCAAGTATTTCTTCATTATAATAATAGAAAAACTCTTGGGTCTAAGGATAATATGTTTGACAAACGTTTACATTTAGGTCTTCCATCTTGGTTTAAACGATGATATACCTCCCTATAATGGAGGCAGTACCACCACATACCCACTGCCTCCTTTATAAGGATTATATATGTTACAAAAACTAGGTTTTTTACCAGGCTTTAATAAACAAGTTACATCTACAGGAGCTGAATCACAGTGGACCGGTGGAACTAATGTACGTTTTAGATATGGTACTCCAGAAAAAATAGGTGGTTGGAATCAATTAGGTGATAGTAAACTTACAGGTGCAGCTAGAGGATTACATCACATGGTTAATAAACAAGGTATTAAATATGCTGTTATTGGAACCAATAGAATTTTATATGCATATTCAGGAGAAGTTTTCTACGACATACATCCTTTAGTTAATCCAACAGGTACAGCTATTACTAGTGCGTTTAGCACGACTAACGGATCACCCACCGTAACACTTACATTTGGTAGTGCACATACTTTTGAAGCTGGGGATATTATTTTATTTGGTGAAGCATCTACATTTAGTGCAATTACTAACTCTAATTTTGGAGCATCAGATTTTGCTGATAAAAAATTTATGGTAACTTCTGTTGTAAGTTCAACACAAATTACTATTACAATGCCTAGCAATGAAACTGGATCCGGTGCTACTACTTCTGGAGGCATAACTTTTTTTCAATATTTTCACGTAGGTCCAGCAGAACAAGTTGGTGTTTTTGGTTATGGTATATCTCAATATGGTGGAACATCGACAGCTCCTCAAACAACTACATTAAATGGATCATTATCTGCTAACTCAGCGGGAACAGGTGGAACTGGAACTAGTATTGTTTTAACATCTGTATTAAATTTTCCAACGACAGGAACTAATTTTATACAAGTAGGCACTGAAGAAATTTCTTATACTGGTGTTACTACAGCAACAAATACTTTAACAGGAATAACTAGAAATGTTAGAGGAACAACGAATGCTTCCCATAGTACAGGAGCCACAGTTACAAATCATAGTGGTTTTTCTGGTTGGGGTCAATCATCAGCGGACACGGATACTGTAGCTGAACCCGGTCTATGGTCCTTGGATAATTTAGGTAGTACTCTGATTGCTTTAATATTTAATGGTGAGTGTTTTGAATGGGATTCTAATTTAACTAATGCAACAGGAACTAGAGCTACAATTATTACAGGAGCACCGACAGCATCAAGAGACATGTTAGTATCAACTCCTGATAGACACTTAGTATTTTTTGGCACAGAAACTACGATTGGAGATAAAACAACACAAGATGATATGTTTATCAGATTTTCTTCTCAAGAAAATATAAATGACTACACACCTACAGCTGAAAACAGTGCAGGTACACAAAGACTGGCCGATGGATCACGGATCATGGGGGTAGAACTTGGTAGAAACGCATTATATGTTTGGAGTGACACAGCTTTATTTACTATGCGTTTTGTTGGAACTCCCTTTACATTTGCTTTTGAACAAGTAGGTACTAACTGTGGATTAATAGGAATGAATGCAGCTGTTGAGGTTGATGGTGCTGCTTACTGGATGTCTGATAATGGTTTCTTTAGATACACTGGTAAACTAGAATCAATGGATTGTTTAGTTGAAGATTATGTTTATGACAATTTAAATACAACATCTAATCAATTTGTTTATGCTGGTATCAATAACTTGTTTGGAGAAGTTACATGGTTTTATCCAGAATCTAATTCTAATGTAAATACTCAATCAGTTACATACAGTTATTTAGACTCAACTTCTAAACGACCTATATGGTTTGTAAATGCAAGTCCTTTGTTTATTAGAACTACATGGCAAGATTCTTCTGTTTTTGGATTACCTCATGCAACTCAATATGATGCAGGAACAGATACATCTTTTGATGTAGTTGGTAATACAGATGGGATTTCATATTACTATGAACATGAAACAGGAGTTAATCAAGTTAGACTAGGAGTAACAACAGCAATTCCAGCTGACATTACTTCTGGTGATTATGATATTACACAAAAAGTTATACGAGGAGCCGCAACTAACATGGCTGATCTTAGAGGGGATGGTGAAAATATTATGAGAGTTAGTAGAATTATACCTGATTTTATAAATCAACAAGGAAATGCAATTATACAATTAGATTTAAGGGATTACCCTAACGAATCATCAGCTAGCTCGTCACTTGGTCCGTTTACTGTAACATCTACAACAGATAAAGTAGACACCCGTGCAAGAGCAAGAGCTATTGCACTAACTATATCCAACACAGCTGTGGATACTAGTTGGAAGTTAGGGACTTTTAGGTTAGATATACATGCTGGAGGAAGACGATAGTGGCTAAGATAGTACAATCATTAACTAGAGCAAGCTCAGAGTATGAGGAAGACGTTGCACAATCTTTAGTAAGAGATTTAGATGCTGTTCTTGAAAAATTAAACACAACGTTTCAAGAAGAATTAAAACAGGAGATAGAGGCTAGAAGTTTCTTTTTAGATTAATGGCAGTAGTAAACCAATATAAATTTAAAGGCATAGATAATAACACAAGTGGTAGCGCACTAACACCGCTAGGTGCTGACATTCCTGCAGTCAATGAGACTATCGTTGTTAAATCTATACTTGTTACATCAGC